GTACTCTTCACCCGAATATTTAAATTCAAAGACCTTTAATAAATAGCATTTGATCTGCTCCGGTGCGGAGTTCGCAAGCATAAATGTTTCTCGTATCATGGTGTTGCTTCTCTTTTTTAATTGGTTTATACTTCGGTGAATGTGGGTTTTAACACTTTGTAGCCAAGACTTTTAAGTAAATCAACAGCTTCGGATTCCTTAACGTCAGGAATGGAAGGTTTGAGAGGAGTGTTGACGGCTGAGTCTTTTTTTCGCCACGTCCGCTTGGTAATCCGAAGGGCATTCTTCATCAAAAAAGGGGCTGGTTTATTATTCACTCTATCTCTTTCGGACATGCCAAGTTGTGTGGCGGCTCGGTAAAATTCAATGCTCGAAAACTCGGCAGGCATGCGTCGTAGTGTTTTTTCAAAAATTTCATCTCTATTCATCATCTTGTTCGTAATTATTTAGGTTTTCAAAAATTTGTTGTCGGCATTCGCACATGCAGTCGGGGCACTGTATGTCGTAACATTCGGGGCAGCTGGTCATCAAAAATTCATGCTTCGCTGCCCCGCATAGGTCACAGGTGAGGGATCGGGTCATTGGGCAGATACGTTGGTTTCGGCCGTAGAGACAGGGCATGCCCCGTCTCTACGATCCAATTCCTCAAACAGCATCACCTCCACAATGGGGCTCTCGGTGATGGTGAGGATGGTGTAGGGCACCACGCTGTGTTCCCATGCCTGGTGCACGCAGGCGGCGGCTTCCTCCACCGTCGAGGCGCACACCAGGCTCACGGCCACGGCCTTTTTTTCGGCGCCCGAGTCGTCGGTGATGATGGTTTGCACCCGTGCCTTGTAGTATCGGTCGCCATTGCGGGAGCCAATCACCTCGGAATAGTTGGCGGGGCGAATGGAGGCAATGCGGTAGCTGCCCGAGGTGATGCGGCGCATTTCGTCGGTGATGTACTCCTCGGCCTCGCCGTAGCTCACGGCGTCAATCAGGTAGGTTTCGGACACGCGTTTTTCACGTCCTGTGTTTTCGCAGATGCGTGTGTAGCGCACGCGGCATTCATAAAAGGTTTTCATGTGATGTTGGTTTTTTTTGGGGATGGGGTAGAGACGCGATTAATCGCGTCTCTGCCACCACCATCATTGTTTATTAAAATCATTTTTTTCGAGCCACCGTTCCCTGGCATTAAGGGCGGCCACCATGTTAAAGGCCATCGCCTTGCCCTCGTCGCCCCGGAGGGTCACATCGGCAATCTTGTTGGCGCTGTATTGGTTTTCGGCCTTATAGATGGCGTAGCCGCCCCCGTAGGTGCGCTGGTAGGAGTAGCTCCCGTGACGGCGTTTGTTGCCGTCAACGGGTGCCTGCTCTGCGGGTGGCGTCATCACGTTACCGTTGACTTCGCTCATGCGGTGACCTCCTCTTTTTTTGGTTCTACAAAAAAGGTCTCGTCCTGATCGACCTTGATGCCAACTTTGGCAAACAGGTCGGCCACATCTTCGTTGTCCCGGTCGGCCAACAGCCTGTCTTTTGCGGGTTCCTCCACGGTGCGCACGTAGGCGGGCAGGAATTCTTTGAGCAGGTTGGTTACCGACGGCCACGTGAAGCCTTTGAGGGTTTTCAGTTTTGGCGTCCCGGTGCGAAATCCGAGCACGCCGTGCACGGTCTCGATGCTCTTGCGCTTGCTGAACAGGTCGGCGCGGTTCTCTACGGCAAAGGTTTGCATGATGTCGAAGTTGCGTTCCTTCACCTCGCTCAGTTTCAGCAGATCGTCCTGATATTTCTCGCGAATGCGGGTGATTTCGACATCCATCTTCGAGGTGATTTGCTGCGACCGGGCGTCGGCGGTGGCGAATTCGGCAAATGCCTGTTCCATTTGTTCCTGTGTCACACCCTGGGTGACGATGGTTTTGGTGCGTTTAGCGGCCATAATTGTGTGTTTTAATGGTTGATTTTGTGCGGCACAGGCGCGATTAATCGCGTCTGTACCGCGGATTGATTATTTCAATTTATTCAGCGTGTTGTAAATCGTCAGGTTGTCGGTGTCCTGCAGCATCAGTTGTTTGGTGCGGGCGCCCATCACTGCCACAAAGGCACGTTCGAGGGTGTAGGTGTAGTTGTTGGTGGGGTTCTCCACCATCTTCATGGTGCGCCCGTCGCCAAACAGCGTGGGGGCGGGCTTGTCGAACACCCGCACCTTGTGCGAGCGGAAAAACTGTTCGGCCTCCAG